CCTATCGGGACTTGGCAACGCGCTTTCCAGGCATCCGCTATAGTCGGATAAGCACAGACGGCGCGACTTGGCGCAAGCAGGCGCATTGCGGCGCCCTTCTCCGGCATCGTCGCAGTTGATGATGTCGGCCAGTGGCACGCCACGGAATTGCCCGGCCAGTTCGTTATCCAGCTCTACCCAGGCGAATCGTTCGCCGTTGCCCAGGTGCTGACGGATGACCGATACATAGCCGGCCAGCACACCATCGTCGGGCGTGTTGAACGTGATACGGTCCAGGGACCGAGGTGGCTGCATCACGAAGTCACGCGGTTTGCTGGCGGGGGCAATCACATCAAATTTCACAGCTGCATTCATTGCTTCTTCTCCTTGGTGGCCGTTACGGAGCACACGCCAAAGCGATCGACGGCGGCGGCGATCACGTCGCAGCTATGGGCTGCGATGGCGGTGTAGGAATGGCGTGCGCTGGCAGTGCGCACGACGACACGAAACGCGGTCATGGGGCGTTCCCTTTCGTTGGCTTGGTATCAATTGGAAGTTCGGTCACATCGAGCCGGCCGGCGCGCCAGTCGGCCACCTGGCGAGGCGTGCCTTGACGCGGTGACTTGTCCGGCAGCGGCACCATGCGCGGCCAGGGGCATGCCTTGATGGCATCCCAGGCCGCCAGTGCGCGACGCTGTTCATCGGCGGTCATGGCCGGCCCTGGCCATGCCGGCATGTCGTCCACCACCGGTCGAGGCCAGGGACATGCGCCCAGGGCGAGCCAAGCATGATCGATTTGCACGGCCTGGTCGGGCTTGAACATGACCGGTGCTGGTGATGTCTTCGGCTCGAAGGACACATCGGCCGCAAAGTCAGGTCCAGCGGCCTGCGTACAGTTATTTACACGAGTCCAAGGGAACCCCGAACCCGCCGATATGCGGGCGTCGTGCCCTTGAACTGGCATCCATGTATGCCGAACGGACTTGAACACCACACCGGCCATTTGGCGGCACTGGACGCCATAGGGCATTACGCGCTCACACTCTTCATAGCGGCCGGTGACAGTCTTGGTTTCTTTCGCCAGGGTGACCATCAGATCGTCGCGCTTCACGATGGCACCGCCTTGGGCACGCAAATAGCTGGCCCAGCATGCGCGCTTCTCGCCCTCGACCTTTTGTACAGCATCCCAGGCAGCGGCCATCGCTGGCGGCGCCTCTTGCACCATGTCTGCCGGAACGCGGCGCAGCTCGCGCCAGACGCTCACAGGTGCGCCGCCCCACTGCTGGAACTGCCGAATTCCCCAACGGGCGGCCCAGGCTTCGACGCGCGCCGATGGCGTCAGCTCATAATCACCGGCCGTGTCGGTGGTCACCACGTAACCTTCTTTGGTCTTGTGGTCGGCCACGCCGTCAATGTTCTTGGCCACATACTTGGCGATGTAGCCGGCGGCGCTGCCCTTCGACCAGTCAATGCGCTTCACGTCAAGCCGGCGCTTGAATGCGCCAGGCTCGCCACGGTCCACTCGCCAGGCGTAACGCTTCATGACGCGGATAGCGCGGCCAGCCACGTCCTTGACGTGCGGGGTGGTGTAGCCCGGCAGAGCGCGCACGAACACCAGCATGTGCCAATGCGGGCATCCATCGTGATGCGGTTCAGCAATGCGGAAGCCGTACAGGCCGATGCCACGCCGTGCCAGCGCCGAGCGCGCCAGGGCCGTCATCTTGCCCAGGTACTTGTTAGCCGTGCGCGGATCTGAGCCGTCATATTTCGGATTGGGCTTGCCGCTGTGCATTGTGGCGTGGAAGCGCGACGGGCAGGACCATGTGAGAAACAGACCTTCGTCCTTGCACTCCCGCGCAATGGTCTCAAAACCATTGATACGCAACATCAGCTCACCCCGACGAATGGTTTTGTTCGCGGTGGTTTTCTCGGCCAATTCCGCAATGCTGAATTCCTGGCCGGCCTCATTGCGCACCATCGTCGCTTCCAACGCCGCTGCATTGCGCTTGTTCTGTGCCAGGCGCGACAGCACCGCATCATTGCTGGCATAGGGCTCGCCGTGATAGTGGACATAGCCCAAGCGGATATTGCCGCCCTCGAAGGCTCGGCCGACCACCTTGCGCAGTTGACGACGCCACCAGCGCGGGTCCACTACCCGCGCGATGATGGCGCGCAGGTCATCGTCGTCTACCTCGGGCACGTCAATGCCGTAATCGCTGCATTCCTGCTCGATAATGTCGCGGGCGTGCGTGTCGGAAATCGCCTTCCAAAGCATCTTCTTGACGTTCTCCGCGGCCTTCTCGGCAGTGGCGCAGATTTCCGCATCATCCTGCGAAAGATCAATTCCGGCCGGCACGTAGTGCGCGGCAAAGTCACGTACGAAATCGAGTGCGACCGGCTCGAAGATCCGGCGCCAGTGCCATACCGACATGAGCTCAAGCGCCTGGCTGACCACACGGCCGCGCCACTTCAGTGGGATGCGTTCCAGTTCGCTGGCAAACTGAGGCGAATCGAGAAAGGCCTTGTGCTGGCGTCGCGTCTTCGCATCGACTTTTCTATACTGCATTGAGGGCTCTTTCGTAGGTCGAGATTGCGCGCAGCACGGCATGGCGCATGGCCAGGCGTTCGGCTTCGGTAAAGGAGTGAATGGGGGATTCCCAGCGGTCCGCCGAGAGTCCTGCCAAGGCCAGGATGTGCCGGCGCACCGGCTTGGCAGTGGCCGCCCAGGAATAGGCGACGCCGATCTGATGGTTTGGCCGCTTGCGTGTGCGCAGCAGCATCATGGCCTTTTCCAGCTCGGCTTTTGCGGCCTCATCACCCGGTGGTGTTGGCACCTGTGCCGCACGCTCGCGCAGCAGATCCGTGGCAGGGCGGAACGACGCATGATCCTTGATACGGGCGCAGCGCATGTTCAGCCTTTCACCCAGCCCAGCGCCGACAGCACGGCCGGCGCCAGCAGCAGCAAGCCGGCAACGAAGTAACTCAGCACGCTACGCATCACCATTCCCCAAGCAGACCATCAATGCGCTGCAGGCGCGCAGCGAGCCGGTTCGAGATGACATTCTTACCTTGCCAGATGACGTTCCAGCGCACCTCGTCGATGAGCGCAGCCTTGTGCATCAGCATGCGCTGCGCGCAGCGGAATTCCTTCAGATCCTCATCCATTCGAAGCCTGGTCAAGGTGAGTGCGTTGATGGCTTTTTGCTGATCGGTAATCGTGGCCATGTTTTTTCAGGGTGAGCGAATCCTGCGTGCGCCATAGGGCGCACGGCAGGCATTGATTTATCGGGAGTGGGGCGGCCGTTTAGACGGTCGCGAGGTCTAGCGTCATCTGATTCTTGGCAGCCAGAAATGCGCGCGAGGAAATCGGAATGCGCACTTCTGGATTCGGCATGGCCGACATCGACACCGTGCGCGAGACCTCAAGCGTGGCCACGAAGGTATGGCCGCATTCGACGTTCTGGCACTGGTACGTGATTTCTTTCATCATAGACGACATGGTGCGGCTCTTAGCCGCGCGCACTGGGCTTTGGCAGTGCGGGCATGGCAGGCTGATTACGCGCATGGTGTGGACTTTCCCCCAACGGGATAGAGCGCCCGGCCCCTGCCGGTGATACGCCTCACGCCGTTTCGTACCGCTGTTTTTACGAGCCATTCCAATGCCTGGTCGATGGACTCCAGGCCTTCCCGCTGACGGATATTCTCAATCATCTGGCGTTCGTCGTCCGACAGCATGGTTTCGTTGGAAGGCATTTTCAGTTACTCAAAAGTTGCTTATTCATGCCTTGGTTTAGAACGTTGCGCGGGCTACGCTTTCACCATTGCCAGATGCGAGGATTTCGGCGGCTTGGCGCAGAGCAAGCTGCCGCAAGATAGTTGCGGTCGCTTCACCTTGATAGTGAGCGAGCGATTCAACGATTGCTTGCTCGTAATCATCGAGGCTAAGCATGTGGCGATGCTTGCGGACGCGTTTCGGGTCTGGATACATGGCTTATCCCCTGGCTGTTCAACGGTGGATTTCTTGTTCGTAGGCTTGAATACCTTTCAGCACCATGAGGCGAAGAAAGGACGAGCGAGTTCGATGGTCTTGAACCGCATAGGCCGATACTTTTTCCGCCTCGCGAGAATCAAGACGGGTGGTCATAACCACCGAAGTGACATCCGTGGCGGCCGGAATATCGGTTTGATTTCTTAATGGCAACGAAATGGCGGATGTAGACATAGAGTAAAATTTGTATACGTCACTTAGCAATGACGGAAATATAGTATTTAAAAACATACCCGTCAAGAGTTTTTCAATATGGAATTAAATACATTCGGCGAGCGATTGAAGAGCGAGCGCAATAGGCTTGGCCTTTCGCAAGAAGCATTCGCTGCAGTTGGCGGCGTCAAAAAATTGGCCCAAATTTCTTACGAACAAGGGAAGACACTTCCTGACATCGGTTTTATGGTGGCGGTATCAAAGATCGGCGTCGATGTCACTTACGTTATGTTTGGGGTGCCTACCCCTGGAGCGATGTCGGCTGAGGAGGATCAGTTATTAAGTGGTTTCCGGAAACTTGATCTGATGGGCAAAGTACGAGTACTAGGCGTTATCGAAGGCGCGGTTCCGCAAGAAAAAACCAAGTCGCGACATGTCGTTTCGATTGGAGGCAGTGTCGGCCATCAGGTCAACGGCGATGTCTATGGGACCGTCAACAATGGAGATACGCCCGGCAAGGTAAAAGCCGCTCGCGTGAAGGCAGAAAAGAAAAAGTAAAAGAGTGTGTAGTTGGGCATAGCCCGTGTCGAGCTCATATCTGATTGCTCGCGTAACACGTAGTGGGTATTTAAGCGTTATTGGGGAAGTAATGGAGCACAAGTTAAATGTTGAAGGGGAAGTCGTTCATCTGGTTAATGGTAGCGTTCATGAAGCACCACAACTGAGTAGTGTGGTTACTCTAAATCTGCTGGGTGATAACAAGAAGGTAGAAACTCTGACTCAACTTCAGCGCCGCACCATCGCCGATTTAATTGATCAACTTTGCGCGAAGACTGGCGAGGAACCGTTAGCGCTGTATCGCATAATCTTGACGGATTTCGGTGCGACAAAAATGAAATTCATGCCGCGTGAAAAGTATCCACAGGTGAAGGCTCAAATTAATCAGTGGATCGCCGAGGCTAAACAGGGAAATGAATCTCTAGAAAAAGGCACGGTGCCAAGCGGCCCCGCAGTCTCTAAAAGTTCGCCACCCGAAGAGCCCACTCCTCCCGCCGTATCCCCACCTATTTGCTACGCCTGTGCCGAGAAAGACATTGGGTATATGCGCTTACAGCGAAGCACTCGCGGCCTATGGATCTTGGTCATCCTCCTCGCTTCGATATGCGGATGGTTGCTCTACAAAATGCCTGCGCCGGTTGAGCCGGAGCAGGTTGCAGACAATAGCTGCTATTTCGAAGGCAAGGCTTATTCGCGTGGCGGCTCCATCAAAGTGGATGGCGATCTGATCAAGGAATGCATTTACGACGTGACGACCGGCAAATCATTTTGGTCGAAGCCACGATAGTCAATCCGCGTTGTTCTCCGCGATGATCTCGCGGACCTCTTTGATTTTGGCCCACTCCAGGGCTGCAGCACGGTTGGCACTTTGCTTGGTAGCGTAGGTCCGTTTCAGCGTCTTGGCGTTGTCCGCCTTTCCTGCCAGCTCGGTGCCCTTGCTGTTTTTCTTCTTCGCTTTGTCGTGCCATTCCGCCTTCACGCCGGTGATGCCTTCCTCCGGATCGTGATCAAGCTCGCGCTCTGTATCGGCTGCCTCAGATTTCGTTTCGAATTCGATGCGTGTAGTAAACCCGTTGCCGCTGATGGAATGCGTGACGGTTTTCGATAGCCATTCCGTGGCATCGATATCTGCCTTGAATCCCGAAACCACTACAGGCGATTGCGGCATGATGCTGGCATCGCCGAGCGCAAGCTGCATCTCGAAAGTAGCCAAGCCACGTTCAATGCGCTGCCACTCGGCCACAGCGGCAGCACGCGCATCGGCCTCATTCGCAAACGTGGTGCGCAAGCGCTTGCTGTTGCCAGCCTGGCCCGCGACGACACTACGGCGTCGTCCGTATTTCTCGTCCATCCAGAAAGCGCGAACGCCGCTATACGCATCGGATTCCGAGCTGTGATATCGGTGCTGGTCCCCCAGCGCACGCACCACCTTCACCACTGGCAGCGGCTTGCCGCTGGCAGTGTGGCTCTCGTTGATCGGCATGAACAGCAACGTGTCATTTTTCACCGTGGCCACCGCGTCATATTTCTTGCCCAGGCGGCGCAGTAGTGCGGAATCGCTCTCATGCGTCTGGTCCAGGTGCTTGATGGCGATGCCGCGCAGGCCGGCCGAGATACCGGACGCCAGGCCATTGCCGGCAGCGATGGCATCCACCACGGCGCCGAGCGTGGTCTCATGGAAGCTGCGGTCTCGCTGCTGGCGAAACGCGTCAATCATGCTGGCCGACCTGGCGCGAATGGTGAGCCGGTCCGGCGCACCGCTATGCTCCACCTCAGAGACCACAAACGCGCCCTTGTCCACCAGCGGCGAACCGAGCCAGCCAAGCGCAAAGTTCAGCTTGGCGCCCTTGGGCGGTATATTCAGCTTGCCGTCGGCGTCGTCCAGCTCGATGTCCAGTTGATCGGCTTCATCACCCCGGCACTCGCGCAAGGTGATGCTCATGAGCCTGTCGGAGACAGGGCGGCTGATGTCCTTTTCCTCGATGACAATGCGGAAGGCTGGCGCGGTGGTGGTCATTGGCCAGTCCCTCCGAACTTACCGACGATGCCACCGACCGTGGATTTAACGCCATCGATGGCACTGCCGACCACGTCGCGCGCCTTGTCCGCGATGCTGTTCGTGACGCCGTCGATGTCCACCATGTTGCGCAGATCCGAGATATCGCCCAGTCCGAGCGACGACAGCACACTGTCGTCTGTGCGCTTCAACTTGATGGTGAATTCGATGCGCTTGGCATCGCCGTCGCCATCCAGCACCGTGCGACCCTCGTCCATGCTCTCGATCACATAAGAACCATAAATGCGCCCGGTTCCCTGGATCAGGAACCAGCTCTTGCCCGTATCAGCCATCAGGCGCAGCGCGTCCAGCGAGAACGCACTTCCAGTCAGCTCGGGTGCAATCCAGCCCGACAAGGTAATGGTGTCATCTCCCTTGCCGGTGAACTGCAGGGCGTCGCGCCGGCCCACCCGCGAATTGCTGGCGAACTTCCATTGCGTCTGCCGCTGCAGTTCCTGATAAGCCAGCGTGGGCAAGCTGAACACGAACATTCCCAAGACCATCATCATGACGTTTTTCCTTAATCCCAATCTGCAAGGTTCGAGCGCTGGCGCGACGCCTTCATGCGGTCGCGACGGTCCAGCTCGGCGGCTACCGCACGGGCGATGGCTTGCTCATCCATGCCGGGCGTCGGCTGGATGATGATTTGCACGGTATCGCCCTCGTAGACGACGGGCTGCGCACTGCCACCGCTGATCGGCGGCCGGCTATCGAAGGCCATCGCCGGCACGCTGCCGGCGCCAATGGCCACGGCCACGGCCGCGCCAGCGCTGGCCAGCTTGCCCGCCAGGCTGCTGACCGTAGACAGCGGCCCGTCCTGGCCACGGTTCAAGCCCACGGCAAGGCCTTGCATGGTGTAGTCGCCCAGCTCTGCAAAGACCCGGCTCGGGCTATGAATATCGAGCTTTTCCTTGAACCAGCCAATGACACTGGCACCGGCACCCAGCACCGCGTCCTTCACGGCACCAATGCCGCTGGTGATGCCGCTGACCAGGCCGCGCAGAATCATGGCGCCGAACTCGGTAAATTTGGCCGGCAGCTCGATACCGAACCAGCTCAGCACGCCGGCAAACGCCTGGTAGAACAGTCCCGCTGGTGACCAATTCAAGATCAGCGCACCAATGCCGGCTAGGCCGCCCGCGAAGGCACCGCGCACCTGCTGCCACAGGTTGCCGAAGAAGCCGGCAATGGGTTCCCAATTCCGGTACAGCAGATAGGCAGCGGCAGCGATGGCGGTCACCGCCAGGCCAATGGGGTTCATCAGGAAGATCCGGCCCAGCCACATGAAGACCGTGCCAACGCCGCGCAGGATTGGCATGAGCAAATTCCCCTGCAGTCCGATCTTGGCGAACAGGACGTGCAACATGGCATAGGGACCAATGATCGAGGCCAGGGCGAGCATCAGCGGTCCCATCACCACCATGATGGCGGCGATGGCGGAGAAGCCCACGATCATGGCCTTGGCCGTGGCGGGATTGCGCTCCATGAAGCCTGTCAGCGACTGCACAGCACTGGTAGCCATCTGCAGGCCAGAAGCGTAGAGCGGCAGAATCTTGGTGCCCAGCTCCAGTTTCAAGTCCGCCACCTTGGCCAGGGTCTCCAGTTCCTTGCCGCTGGCCGTGTCGCGCCCGAGCTTGTCGAGCTCGTCGATATTGGCGGCGCCCCGGTTCAGTTTCTCGTTCTTGTGGATCTGCGTGCGCTGCTGGTACATGGTGGAGAAGAGCTGCGCGGCCGTGCGGTTCGAGAAAATCCCGCCGATGGCGTCGAGGATGCCCTTTTCGTCGGTGATGCCCTTGCTGGCCAACTGCGGCAGGAGCACTTTCTCCATCCATTCGAATTGGTTCTCGCGGAACAGATCCGCGCCCTTGATGGCGCCGGGATTCAGGAACGAGACCTGGCCGGCCTTGTCGTGCTTGACCTTAGACTGGTCTCCAATCAGGCCTAGGTCCGCCAGCATGCCGATGGAGCGCTTGGTGGTGCGGCCCTGATAGAGGTTCTGGTAGGCGCTCATCATCGAGGTGCCTACCCGGTTGCCACCCATTTCCTGCACCAGGGATTCGAGCTGGTAATAGAAGGCTTCGTCCTTGATGCCCTTGGCCGCAATACCGCCAGTCTTGATCAGGTTCAGCCATTCGCTGGGCCCCACACGGCCACCGGTGGCAGTCAGCACCTGCTGCACCATGTTGGCCTGCTTGGAGAAGGTGCCGATGTCCTTGGTGCCGTTGCGCATTTCGATGACCTTCAGCATATCCATGAATTTGCGCTCGTTCTCGGCGCCCTCGGCTTCCCCGTAGAAGGCGTGATTGCCGAATTTCATCTTTGCCATCATGGGTGCGACCATTTCGGCGTGATGCGTGTCACCAAAGGCCGTGATGCCGTCGCGCAGCAATTGCAGGTTGTCGAGCTGGCTGGTGCCGTAGGTTTTCATGTCGCGCGCGAACTTGATCGCCTCGGCGGTCGCCGCCGGTCCCAGGCCGAGCGCACGCACGCGGCCGTTCTCGGTTTCGTAGTGTTTGGCTTCTTTCAAGCCGGCCAGCATCGGCGCGCCCATGGCAGCACCGCTGGCCGTGGCACCCACGCCGGCCGCTGCCAGGCCGCCTGCCGTACTGCGCAGCTTGTCGGCGCGCTGGCGCGCATTGGCCATGACTTGCTGCTGACGATTGCTGGCGGCCAGCTTCTTTTGCTGGTCGGCCAATTCGGCATTGGTGGCGGCGATGCTGTTCTTGAGCCAGGTCTGTGCGGTGGCGAGCTGGCGCGAGCCAATGCCGGCGTCTGCCAGGCGTTCGCGCAAGGCACGATACTGCGTGCCTTGCCGTTCGCTGGCATCCTGCAGGGACTTGACGCTGCGCACCGCTGCATTAAATTCACGCGTCATGGCGCGGGTCGGGTTCTCGGTGGCCTTCATCCTGGCCGCCAGCTCGGACACACGCTGCTGCGCGGTGGCCAGCTCGGCATTTGTCTTGCGCATGCCCTGGTGCAGGTCGCGCAGACCGTTGAGGTCACTCTGCTGCTTGTTCAGCTCGCGCAGGCGGTCGCTGGTGTCCTTGAGTGCCTTACCGGTGTCACGAGCGCCGCCGGCGATCTTCTTCAGCGGGGCGGTAATCTTCTCCATCATGGAGAACACCACCTGCATTTTCAGTTCATTTGCCATTTACTCTGCCCCGCTTCTTACTCGCGCGCGCTCGCGCCACTTCATGAGGTCTGCCAGCTCCAAGTCCTCCATCGCGGCCGGTGGCCAGTGGAACACGGTCGCGATGTCCGCCATGGCGTCTTCTACTTCGATTGGGAGACCAAGGCGCGGTCCGCCTTCGGTGCCAAAAAAACAGAGACCTCCATGCCGCACTTGATCAGGTCGGCCGGATCCATGGCGGCTACATCGAACTGCGTCAGGGAGGGCTCACTGATGCGCGGCAATACCACCTGCAGGGCGCTCACGTTCATGTTCATGAGATCCATCAGGCTGACGCCACGCAGGGCACCGGACTTGGGGCGGCGCAGGGTCAGCTCGGTGATTTGGGTGTTGCCGCGCGTCAGCGGTTCGTCCAGCTCAATGACGACAGTTTCGATTTTGGGGGCGGTTGCGGTGGTGGTGGTCATGGTATTTCCTTGTCGGATAGAGAAAGGCAGGCGGCGGGACGCCGCCTGGCGATTACAGGCCGATGGCCTTGCGGATGTCGGCGCGGCGATCTTCACCGCCGACGATCTCGATGCCATTCATGAAATCGAAATCGAACATCACTTCGTTGTCGATGGTGAGCTTGTAGGTGCTCAGGGGCATGCTGAACTTATGCGAGGTATCATCGCCCACCTTGGCATTGCCCATATCCAGTTCTTTATAGCGGCCGCGTACTGTGATTTCCACCGCCTGCACGGAACCATCGTCATCGTTCTGGTACGCGCCCGCGAAGCGCAGTTGCACGGCACCGTGGGACTTGGCAGCGTATTGCTTCAGGGCTTCCTTGACCAGGCCGCCGGCGGTCCACTCCAGCTGGATGGCTTCCTGGCCCAGGTCCACCGACACGGGGCCAGACATGCCGCCCGCGCGATATTCCTCCATCTTGCGCGACAGCTTCGGCAAGGTCACCTCCGTGGCCATGCCGGCAAAGCTGATGCCGTTCTCGAACAGGTTGAAATCCTTCAGTTTGTGGGGCATGCCCATGTCTTGCTCCTATGATGTGAGGACGGGAGGCGGCCGGGCATACCGGCCACGCATCCATTAGGCCGCGACGCGCGCGGCGAAGTCGGCCAGGTATTGATCGGTAATGCGCTGCTGGAACAGCAGGTTTTCCACGGGAGGAACTGGCGTATAGCCGTAGTCGATCACGAGCTGGCCGGCCTTCAGGGTTTCCTTTTCGTTGAACTGCTCGTCGAACCAAGCTTCACCGTCGATGATGTAGCCGCTGGCCTTCAAGGATCGGAACTTGGCATTGATGCTGGCCACCAGATCCTTGACGAGCGAGGGCGTCATCGGCAGGTCGACATAGACCATATGCGCCTCGGCAATGGTGTCGGCCAACACCTGTGCGGTGCGGGTGTAGTTCTCGAAGGGGAAGTAACCGCCCTGGATTTCGCAGGTGCGCGAGCCCCAGAAGCGGTAGCCGCTCATGTTGATGAGGGTAGTGACTTCCTTGGCATTGAGCACGCCCGCATCGGTGGCCGGGTCCTGCAGATCCCAGAACACGTCCCGGCTGATGCCGGTCGGGCCGTTCACCACCACATTGGACAGCGTCTTGTGCCAGCCCGTCTGCTCGTCGATCTTGGCGCGCAGGCCCAGCGCGTAGGCCACGGCCGAGATACTCACATCGGCGTTCGAGGTGGTGTCCCACGAGACGAATTCCGGCCAGATCAGCATGACCTCACGCTGGCCAAACTCGGCACGGTATGCCGTGGCGGCGACCACCGTGGCGCAGTTCCAGCACGATGCGTAGACGAACGCGCGCAGGGTCTGCGCCAGGGAGGCCAGTGCATTGGTGACCGCCTTTGTATCCAGGCCCGGCGCACCCAGGATGCGCGGCTTGATGCCGAGCTTAGCTTGCGCCGCCAGGAGAGCCTTGGAACCGGTATAGCGACCCTCGGCCGAGACGCCGCCGATGACCAGGCTGGTTTGCTCTGCTTCGTCGTCACCCTCAGCCACACGCACCAGCACCACCAGAGGTTTAGCTTGTGCCGCAATGGCTTCCAGCACGCGGCGCATGGTGCCGCGCTTGCCGGCCTTGGCCTGCGCCGCAACGACATTGGTAATCAGAACTGCGGTATCCAACGGAAAAGCATTCGCATCCGCGTCGTCGGCCGTGACGATCACGCCGATGACGGCGGTGGAGATGGTGCGGATGGGGCGCGTACCTTCGTTGATTTCGATGACGCGCACGCCATGGTGATAGTCAGCTGCCATATTGATAACTCCTAGTGAGTGCGGTTTAGGCTTGCGCCGGGGATTCTGTGGTCGGCTCTTCCGCCGGTTCCGCCGGCGCGGGAATTTCTTCGATGACCCACTCGCCGGCGGTGTCATATTCCGGATCCATCGGACCGAAGGGCGAGAGCCAGCGCGCGCGATGGCCAGCCGGGATTTCCGGCACGGCCGTCTGCACCGCCTGATAAGGCACGTTGAGACGATCCTCCATGGGGAAGGGGTAGGCAGTCACGGTATGCAGAAAAACGCCGTTGTCGTCGGTCTGGTAGCAAGTAATCGGGGGCATGATCAGAGGTGAATACGTGGATTGAATGCGGTGTGTTTGGGGGCTGTTTCTGCGCCTGCGATGCCGGCGGCCACAACACCGGTCACGGCTCGAGTGCCAATGGCTTGAGAGCCGCCCGCGCCGTAGGGAACGACATCAGTGCCACCCACACCGCTGGAAAAGATCAGGCCGTGGTTGTGGTCCTTGAGCGTGTCGCCCTTATAAGCGCCAAGTGTGCGCGCACTGCCGTTATCGGCATCGGTGCCGGTGAAACGGGGAAACACGTCGCGCAGATCTGGAAAGCGGAAGGTATTGGCATCCACGTCGGCAAACTTGAACGCCTTCGCCGTCCAGTTCGCGGCGGCAACGCTATGCCCGTTCTGCTGTGCCCATGCCCAAATCGATGCTTGACTAACCTTCGAGCCAAGCCCGCCGACCAAATCGGCCTCATACGATCGAGGTGCAGCCGTGGTGCCAAATTCCAACGCCCCGCAGCGCAAGGTCCGGTAACCATGAAACTCGCCAGTGCCGGCTACGTCCACCCACTCCATCAGGCCAATGCTCTTGACCATCACGACATCGACCAGCTTCTTTACAGGAACGGCCGTCAGGAAGGGAATCACGCCCGCCATGGCTTGCGCAATCGCGCTGGCCACAAACTCGATATTGGCCACCTGCCCCACATCGGCACCGGCCGCCGGAGTAGGTGCTACCGGCTGGCCAGTGAACACCGGGGATTTGAGTGGTGCCAGGTCGGCATGCGTGTGCGCTTTCGGTGCCGCATAGGCCACGATGGCATCATCCGCATATTTGCGGGTGGCCAGCACCACGGCCGGGTCAATCTTTAGCTCGACGGCTGCAGTGCTCGACACCAGCAAGACAACGCGCACGACCTGATCCTTTCCGGCACCATCACTTAGCAAAGGCTTATAGCTGGGCGGGCAGTTCGCGACTGCGCACAGGTTGCCGGCGTCGTCGAAGATGCCGATTTCACGCACCCACCAGCCGCCGATATCGGCCGGCAACACCTGTTCGATGATGATTTGGCTGGCGTTCTTCGGATCCTTGTCGAGAGTGTTGATCGGGGCGCGGCGCTGTTCTTTGATCAGGCTTGTCTGCTTGCGGTCGGGCACCGGCACGACGCCATTACCATCGCCCACGGCCATGTGCGAGAGCTTCAGTGGAATGCCCAGCGCCAGGGCATTGGCGATTCGGGCCTCGCCGATCTCGGTCGGAATAGAAAAATAAGTGCTCATGGGTAGATGCTCATGATTTCGATGATGTGGGTGGCACAGCCAATAAACGGCCGGCCGCTTGCCTCAATGCTTTCAGGTGACCAGGGATAGACCGTGATGGCCTCGCCGAACTGCGCGTATGCCCCCACGTTGATCTGTCCACGGGTCTCCAGATGGATGCGCAGTCCGGTCAAATGGCGGGACAGCGGCTTGGCATCGTCAATGAGGCGTTCCATTTCGAGGAACATTTCATCAGTGATACCTGAATCCAGCACACCAACCTCAAGCGCGAAGGTGCCACGCGGGCCGCGCGGTTCGGTCTGCCACCATTCACTGATCTTGATGATGTAGCCCAGGGATTCGACCACGCCGCGCACGGCCGCGATGGTGCCCTTGTGCTGGTGGATGTAGCGGGCGGCCTTGATCGTGCCGCGCTTGATGGTCTCGGGCCAGGTGTCGTCCCAGCGATCCACCGAAAAAGACCAGGCGAGGAAGGGCAGCAACTCCACCGGGCAACGGTCAGGATTCCACAGCAGACGAAGCGGCACCGGCGTGTCGGCCAAGGCGGCGCAGGCGCGCGCAAGAGCCCGCTCCAAGGGCGTGGTATTGGGCGGCAGGGTCGGGACCGGGTTATACATCGTCCACCTCTTCCAGCACCTCGGCGGTGATTTTGATGCCGGTGCAGCGCGCGGCCTGCGTGCGCCCGCACAGGATGTCCTCCGCCGGGGATTTCACGACGACATTGCGCACGCCTTCTACCTTCAGCGCAGCCACGTAGGCGTTGCGATAGACGCTGTAGCCGAGTGGGCGCAGTGGCTTGGCCATGGCCGCCGCGTTCGCACGCGCGGCATTGACTGCAATAGCTGCCTCGGGCCCTTTCTCGACATACACCACCGCTTCCAGCTCGTAGTCGGTGACCTGGCCCTGTACCACCGAGACCAGATCGCCCAGCGGCCGGACATCCTCGGCCGATAGTGCTGCATCGACGGTTTGCAGCAGGTCGGCCGGAGCCTGCCAGTCATCCGAATTCGCCAAGACGGCCACCACGACTTCGCACGGTGCCGGGCTGACCGCACGTGCATCCAGCACGCGGCCGTCAGCACTGCGAGCGTGGAATTCGTAGGCGTTACGCGGGCCAGCCGTGGAGAGCGCGTCAGGGGCTTCCTGAATGCGCAAGCGGTACGCGTCGTCCCCTTCCAATACCTCGGCCGCCGGTGGCAAGGCGTCCGGATCAGCCTCAACCAATACAAGGCGTTTGACGTTGGTATTGGCGCCGATCTGGTCGAGATCTGCGCCGATGGCAAACGACAACATGACTGCCTTGGCGGCATCGTTGACGCGATTGCGCAGCAACAGCTCTTGATAGGCGTTCTCCTGCAGCAGCTTGGTAGCCGGTTCAGACTCCAGGGACAGCACATTGGCAGCGGCCTCGCGCTCGTCTTCCGGCAGCAGCGCCAGCACGGCCGCCTTGCGGCTGGCCAGGATGGTTTCGAAGTCCAGGGTTTCCAGCACTTGCGGTGCCGGCAGCAGGGACAGGTCGATGGGCGAGCTCATTGTGTCGCCCCTTCACGGACCTGCACGGAGAATTCGACAGCGGTGCCATTGGTCACGCCCTGCAGGACGACAGAGACTGCACCGCTGGCGTCCCGGTTGAGGCTCACCGACGACAACGAAATGCGTGGCTCCCACAGCGTCAGGCGATAGGCCACGGCCGCATAGATGCGCATGACAGTCACCCCATTCAGGGGCTGGTCGATCAGCTCTGGGATTTCCGACCCATAGGCGCGGCGGTAGATGCGGGTGCCCAGCGGGGTCATGAGGATGTCGCGCACGGACTGGCGGATGTGATCAAGCAGAGAAATGCTGCTACCGGTAGAGGCGTTCATGGCGATCATGGCAGCGGCGCTCCCGACTTCTCATCGCCGCGCTTGATCTCGCCGTGCGGGTGATTGCGCAGGCTGATATTGCCGGCCTTCATGTCGCCGGTCGCGGTCACCTCGCCATCGATGACCATCGCGGCGCCACCGTCGCCGCCCAGGACCTTGGCACCATTGTTCAGGGCGCTGAAGCCTTCCACAACGAGATTGCCTTTGATGGTCACATTGCCGGTGCAGGTAGTTTGTTGTGCGTCGGCGGTCACCGCATCTGCCTTCACCAGGGCCGAGCTGCCGGCCGGCAGGATGGCCGACAGCGAGTGTTTGCCGAAATCGTAGAGCACCACGGCACCGTCTGGGTAGTGGATAGAGCGGATCTTGAGGGAGGTTTGCGGTGCCGCCGACTCGGCCGAGAACAGTCCGGCCAGGACCTTACCTTGGGTCAGGTCGCCATTGGGCGAGAAGACAAGGACTTGCTCGCCTACGGACGGCGGGCACCACTCGATGACGTCACCCGCGCGCAGGGCAATCCACTGCAGCCAAGTGGTGAGCAAAGTCGGAGACAAGCGCACGCGCACCTTGTCCGCATTGATCTCGGCAATCTTGCCGGTGCGGATCAAATTGGGAATGGTGCGAACGAGTTCGGAGAGGTCGGGCGTCATGCAACCCATGTTGCCGGATCGCGCGCGAGAAGGCACTTTGCGGCGGGTTGTTATCCCGGATATTGCCGCTGCACTCTCAATATCCGCAATATTTCAACTGAAATGGGACAGTCGCTCTCTGCAATTTAAGCGTAACGCATAGAGAGCAAGATACATACATACCGAATCTGGATTCGGGTTCAACCTAAAGGAGAACATCATGCGTACCTATCTGGCACTACTGGCACTCACCGCAGGTCTGCTCGGAACATCTGGAGCCTATGCCGCCGACACCATCATGTCGACTTCTATCGATTGGGACTTGCTGGGTGAATGGATGCGCGAAGCCGGTCGGATGCCTCCTGGCTGAACTGCCATACTTCTCAATCCAACTTTAGGAGAGTAACTATGCGTATCTACCTCGTGTATTTCTTGGTCGTAGTCGGGCTCATCGCCGCGTCTGGTGCTCGCGCAGGACAAACTTGCTACGAGGAGCCAGGCAGTCATGGCGCGCGGTGCGAGTTGATGAGCACTGCCCTGCGCTAAAAAGGACGGCTGGTCCAACATGAGATCGGTCCAGCCGCGATCGCTCGCATGGCGGGATCGAATATTTGTGGAGCGTTCTTGAGAAAGCGGCTACTCGCGCTGATATCCCCGCTATTGATTCTTAGTGAAACTTGGTCAGTTATCGCTGAGCGTAATGGAGGCCGTATGTAAAGCGTTTTTACAATGGTTTTTCTGCGCTCGCAATTATTTAATATCGTCGTTCGAGGCCGCAGTAAGATCCGAGTATTCAGCTATGTACATCTCTACCTGAAGGCTCAATATCCTCATCTCCGCCAGCATTTTTCGCAGTGCCCGCATTCCTTCTCGGCATTGCTCGCGCTCAGGTGGAATTCCCATATTCAGGTCTTCTACCGAGGTGAGTACAGCTTCGCATACCTTATTCAATTGCTGTAGCTCAGCGATTTGATTCGCGAACTTTTTCTTCTGCTCCATTTTTTGTCCCGCCATCTGAGAAGAGCTTAAAACAACTCGACAAATCCTTTTTCTTTGCAGTTTATAGCAAGGTCATGTCATTTTGTGAGATGTTCTAAAAGGCTCCGACGAAGCTCTGCAACGTCGCTTGCCGAGAAGCCCAGCAGTGGACGGGCAGGGTATTTATAGCTCGGCCCACGCGGAGCTACCTTGTCTTGCAGGCCCTCATGATGCACACGTGCGATACGTGCCACCTTACCGAAGAAACCGACTGACGCCTGATTGGCATCTGCCTGGACTCGCAAGTAAGCATTCGTGCGCAGCTTGTTGAACATCGCTGCCTTCTGCCGCTTGATCCGTCCCGACTTGCCACGCAGCTCCTTTCGGTTCTTGCGCGCCGGATAGGGCGTGCCATCGGGTGCTACCTGTTGGGCGATCAGCCGGGCATGCTCCCTTCGCAGATCGTTGGCGACCTGGCGCACAAGCTGACGCCGTTGCGCCGGCTGTACCTTGGCGATGAGGCCGCCGGCCCATTCTTCCAGACGTTGCAGATCCTCGCTCATGGCAGCTTCGGCACGTCCCATTCGGCCAGCAGACTATCGCCCTGGTAGAGCTGCCAGAAGTCATCCGCGAATGGCGGGGTGAGATGAGGCTCGCCGGCGTGGATGATTTCCAGCCGGCCGCCATCTTGCCGTTTCACGATGGTGCGCTCGGTGAGCGCCAATTTGATCGACAGATCGAGAGAATCGGCGCTGTTCATGTCCACTTCGAAGCGGATGGCCTTCTTGGCGTTTTCCGGATTAGCGAAGGCTTCACGCTGATGAACCCGCATCCAGGCCAGCAGCGGCACGAACACCAGATCGAGGTCCAGGCCGATGTCGGTCAAGATCAGGTTCAACACATAGTCATATTCGAAGGACAGACCGGCCGTGCCAGTGGCGCGCGATCCGCCCTCATCGATGAAGATGTGCAGCTTGTCTGGATTTTGCGCCAGATCCTTAATGGCCTTGCGCAGGTAATCCCGCAGGTTCTTGGGCTTGTACATTCAGTTTCTCGCGCAAGGCGTTGTAGGCGTCGATCAGGGCATTGCTTTGTCGGATGGCGTCATCACCTTCACTGGCGATGTCGTCAAGAAACTCTGCTGCCGCTGGCGTAAGTTCGGCTCGCGCTTCCTGGCCAGATCCGCCGGCAGCGCCGGTATCTGTGCAACGGGCGCCGGCGGACACTGGAGCGACGACGGGGACTGACAGCCGGATAGCGCCACTGCGCACGCCAGCAATGTAAGTGTCTTTCTCATGGCGGGCTGCATCCCTTTCATTGGTGAGCTTGTCGGTGATAGCTTGGATAGCGTCGCGCGCGTTGCGCTCGGCCTTCAGCACCTGTTGCGTGCGTTCCGCCCTGGCATCCGCCGCTGCCTGATTGGCCACGGCAATGCCGGCCTTCAGGTGGTCAATGTCGGCATCCTTGCGCCATCCCTGGATTACCCAGGCAGATGCAAAAGCCACCGCCAGCAAGCCGACGCCAAGCCCGGCACGCAACCGGATGCGCCAGGCGTCGGTCAGCATCATGCCAACACTCCGCCGGCATCCAGGAAGGCCAAATGCAGCTCCTCGCTGGTTTTCAGGGTCGGCAGCACGATGGCTTCGCCGCCTTCCAGCGTGAAGGCCTTTTCGAGATCCACATAGCGATGCTCGAACTGGCCATAGCCGGCACCCGGCAAGGACGCCCAGATGTTTTTGCACTTGGCGATGGCGTCCGCCAGACGGCCGGCGTCGATATCAGGTAACGCCCGGCATTCCTTGATCTGCTGCAGGGCGATGGCGTCTTGCACGTCCGGACCGAACCCGGTCAGCCCAAGCTGCTTGCGGTAGATATCGTAGTAGCGCATCAGTAGCTGATAGCCCCCGGCGGCGGTAGACCAATTCTTGATGCGGGGAATCCAGACCCGCACGCGCGGATGATCGGCGTAGCTGGTAAAGCGGGTGCGGCCGACGATCTGGTCATAGCCGCGGTCCCGCGTGGTCGGCGAATTGGACGTGCCTTCGGAGAACCGCAGCATGCCCAGGAAGGCGCGGCGGTTGTCGGTGGCGTTCACAGCGTTTCCTTCACGTCGCGCGCCAGCTCGGCAATGTCCTTGCCCTGGCGCCGCTGAAACCACAGCGCCACCGCCCGAGTGATCCACCAGGCCGGCGCACCTACCATCAAATCGACCGGCTTCGGCCCCAGCACGGCAGCGATGGCCGGCACATGCTGCAGCAGCACCGAAAACGCCAGATCGCCGAACATGATGGAGAAGGCGCCCGCGCAAGCCAGGCGCACCACGAATTCTTTTTCGTTGAACGAGCCATCAGCATTGCGCGGCGGCAGGACGATATACAGCAGCGCGGCACCGACCATGCCGAGCACGGCCTTGATGCCGTAGATTTTCAGGATGGCAGCGATGCCGCCGGCGGATTCTGCTGCCATAACGTGATTTCCCCTTGTCAGTGATTTGGTATTCATGTTGTCAATCCCACAGGCTGATGCTGTCTTGCGCCGTGCTGGGCGTTTCCACTGCAGCGGGCAGGGTAACCACCGTTCCCGCTGGCAGAACCGCCCCCAACGCGGCCAAGGCAGGATTGAGCGCTAACGCCTGCTCCACGTAGCCGCTACTGGCGCCCATGTAGCGAAACACCAACGCATCGAGCGTGTCACCTTGCTGGCTGCGCACCTGCATCAGATCAGCTCCACGGTCGCATGCGTGCGACCGAGAATGTCATTAATGGCCCAATGGCCGTTACGGCGCTGTACGTCCGGCGCCGTGTCCATCCATTCCATGTTTTTCTTGTCGGTCAGCGCACTCGCGGTGGTGTCGTAGTCCCGATAGCTCTCGAAGATGTCCGCCTTGGCGAAGCTGTAGACGGCGCGACGGTAATGCGCGACATACTGACTTTCGCCGTCCACCTTGAACGCAGGCACCTCTTCCAGCTTCTGGATGCCCCTGGCCAGGTAACTGGCCTGCCATTCGCGCAGTAGCCGATTCGTGGTCAGGATTGCGTCCACCAGGGCCGGGCGCAGGCGCGCGTCGGTCACGGTCGAATCCAGCCGCATGGCGTCCCGCATGGCCGGCATGCTGATGTCGGGGAAAAAGCCGTCATTGGTGATGGCCTTCACATCGGCCGGCATGGTCGGCCCCGCCGTTACCGGTACGTCGTCGATATAGCTCATGGTTTGAAATTAGTGGGGGGCGGTGGCCGAGACATCCGACGAACAAGGTCGCTTCCGTCTCGGGCCGCCCTGCGCCGTGGGGTGCTCTTTACTTGACCGGTTCGGCGAACTTCTTGAGTCGCCGCTCCAGCCGCTCGATTTCCTTCTTGACGCCGGCCGCCTGGTGCAGCTCGCTCGCACGGGTGAGGTGCTGCAGCGAAGCCGTGGCCCGGTCAGCCGTGGCCGCCGTGATGTTCTCGGCGTCCACCTGATTGACCAGCTCCAGCAGGGCCAGGCCCAGCGCCTTATGCACCTTGGCGCGCGCCTGGTCGGGCGTATCGGCATTGCCGGTCATGGCCAGCACCTGTTGCAGGATCTCGGCCGCGCGGGCCGGGTCATCCTTCAGCTTGCCGCCCAGGCTGGCGCCCGCGAAATCGTCCTGCAGCAGCGTGGGCAAGGTCCGGTTGTAGCGATCCGGCAAAGTGAATTGGTGTTCCAGGGCATAGGCCGAGAGCTGCAGGGCGCGTTCGTAGTCGCCGACATCGATGTGCCACACCAGCACATTGACCAGCACTTCGTCGTGCGCGCCCCGGCCGCCCGACAGCACGCCATCAATCCAGTCCTGATAGGCCGGCAGCAGGGTGGCCTTCATCTCGATCTTGCGTTCGATGGATTGGATGTTGGACAGCGTGCGCCGGTCCTCATGCAGCTTCATCAGCATCAGCTCATAGGCGCTACCCGTGGTCACGCCGCCCGGCTCGCCGGCGGACGCCGCCAACTTGCCGAGCATGCGCTCCCGGTGGCGCGCAGCAGGAGACAGACGGGACATCAGGCGCCGCCCGCTGCTGCATCCTGCAGCACCACGTTTTCCACCAGGGCGGCCAGGCCCTCGTCCTCGATCACATAGGCGTCATTGGACGATTCATAGTTCTCGATGCGGTCGGCCTTCGGTTCATCGACCACGCGACGGCGGCGGCCGCCGTTCTGGAAGTAGATAGACAGGTTGTCCAGGCGGGTAATCAGCATGGCATTGGCTGGGAAGGACGGCACGCGCACTGCCGGCAGGCCGCCGATACGCTTCTGGCTGATGATGATGTCTGCGGCCAGGGTCTCAGTCGGGGCCTTGTCCTTGTTGATCAGTGGGAAATACTTGTCGTGCAGCAGTTCACGTCCGACGATGACCACGAGGCCCGTATCGTCCTGATACCACGGGTCCAGATTGGTCACCGCGTCATACACGGCAGCATCGAGGTTCGCGTAGTCCGCACCGGCACCACCGCCGATGATCACCTTGCCGGGCAGGTCCTGGCCGACCAGGCCCATGACGCGCTGTGGAGAGTTCTCGCGGATCTGTTGCAGCCAGCCCTTGTTCACGTCCTGCAGCAGCGGATACTGGGTCAGATTGGTATCGGCCGCGACCTTCACGCCGTTGAAACCGATCATGATGCGATCCAGCGCCTGGCGCTTCAGGATCGCATTGGCCACGCGGGTCTGGAAGTCTTTGAACTTGGCCCAGGCATCCAGCTTGGCATAGGTGATGTGCGTGTCGAAATTGGTTTTCTCGCAGCGATAGCGGGTATTCGTCATGGCCGACGCATCGCGGGTGCTGCGGCGCTTGTCGCCGCGCGTATCGGTGCGGCTGGCGATGGGGCCGGACACGCCCAGGCCGATTTTCTCGCCTTCCAGCTCATCCACGCCGATGATGTTGATGCTGCCCAAGAATTCGGACGATTCCTGCATCTTGTCTTCCAACTTCTGCTGCACGCTCGGATCCACCGAGAAGGTGGAATGGACGGCACCGCCGGCAACATCGTTGAGCGTGGCCAGGCGCGAAGTGTAGGCGTTATAGGCGGCGCGGGTCTGATTCTTCATGTGTTCTGCTCCAGTGAAATGCGGAAATGGTGTACTTGGTCGGCCGGCAGCTTAGAACTCGGTCTGCACGGTGCCGCTGTTGCCGCCACCGGTGGCCGGCGGGCGCTGCACGTTGCTCTTGTCGGTCAGGTTGATGGTCTGGCGGAATTGTTCAGCAGCGGTCGATTCATCGCCCACGCGTTTTTCCAGCTTCTCCAGGCGGGCCACAGCGTCGGCCACATCCTTGCCCACCTGCGCGGCGGATTGCGCGAACTCGCCGACCTTCTCGGCCACGGTGGTCATCGCGGCAACCACATCAGCATGCTGAGCATCGGCCTTCTTCTCGCCGCCGCCGATGCGGCTGAACATTTGCTTGATGGTCTCGGCCACGCTCGGGCCTTCTTCTTCGAATTCGAGCTTGGCCTCGATAGCTTCAGAGAACAGGTTCTCCGGCTTCAGCTTGCGGGGAGTGAAAGGCGAGGCCTTCGGATTGGTGGCCGAGAACTGCAGAATCTCGGTGCCCAGGCTCGCGGGGCTGTCGGTCACGGCCAGGCCGACCAGATAAGAGCTGCCGGTATCCGCAAACTTGTCGGCTAGCTCGATGCTGGTGAAGATCTTCTGACGGTCCTTGTTCATGGCGATCAGTGCGGGCGTCGGTTCGATCTGAGCGAACAGGGCCAGGCGCTTGCCGTTTTCGGTGTCGACCTCTTCGGCCTTCAGTGCCAGCACATCGCCGTAGGCCTTGAACGGACCATCGGGCAGCAAGCTGCGCAGATGTTCGACCCACACGCGAGCGCCGTAGGTTTTCACGTTGTAGCTGTCGGCCATCTGCTGGATTTGCTCGCGGCTGATGCTACGGCCGTCGGTGGTCGCGCCCTCGGTCGCGACGCGGAAAAATTTGCTCTTGGTTGCCATGAGTTTTCGCGCTCGTTATCGGTTGATCGGATAACGTCATCTTCTGCCGATGGGCGAAATGCATCAATCAAGTGAGGGTTGTTATCAGGGATAGCGACTCGGCAAAGTCCCCGCTACGCGCGCGCGCCGCCTACGCTTGCGGCATGTTAGAAATTCCAGAAGACATCAAGGACAACATCGACCAGGCGGCCGAGCCTCGGCAGGTCGCGCGCCGCCTGTATTTCGAGGGCTGGCGCATCTCGTCGATTGCGCGTCACCTGAAGATTAAGCGCTCCACAGTCAATAGCTGGAAGCACCGCGACGAATGGGAAAAAGTTTCGCGCCTGGAGCGCGTAGAGATTGCCCTTGAAGCGCGCATAGTGCAACTGATCGCCAAGGAAGTAAAGGGCAATGGCGAGTACAAGGAGCTTGACGCGCTGATGCGCCAGCTTGTGCAGGCCGCGCGCGTGCGCCGCTATGAGCAGCCGGGTGGAAACGAAACCGACCTAAATCCCAAGATCGCCAATCGAAATGCTGGCCCGAAGAAAAAGCCGGTGCGCAACGAGTTCAGCGAAGAGGCACAGCAGCGCATCGTCGAGGCATTCAATGATTCGCTCTTCGACTATCAAAAGGTCTGGTACCGAAACGGCAGCGAGCGCACACGCATCATCCTGAAATCGCGTCAGATCGGCGCGACGTGGTACTTCGCGCGCGAGGCGCTGATTGATGCGATCCAGACCGGACGCAATCAGATTTTTCTCTCGGCCTCGAAATCGCAGGCGCACGTCTTTAAGCAATACATCATCCAGTTTGCGAAGGACGCATGTGGCGTGGAGCTGTCCGGCGATCCTATCGTCCTGCCCAATGGCGCGCACCTGTATTTCCTCGGCACGAACGCGCGAACCGCCCAGGGCTATCACGGCAATTTCTATTTCGATGAATTCTTCTGGACGCACAATTTCACCGAGCTGAACAAGGTCGCGTCTGGCATGGCCCTGCACAAGAAGTGGCGCAAAACCTACTTCTCGACGCCCTCTGCCACCACGCACCAGGCTTATCCGTTCTGGACCGGCGAGGCCTTCAACAAGCGGCGCGCTAAGGGCGAAAAGGTCAGCATCGATGTGAGTCACAAGCGCCTGTCATCGGGCTTCACCGGTGAGGACAAAATCTGGCGTCAGATTGTCACGATCATGGATGCTGCGGCCGGTGGCTGCGATCTGTTCGACATCGACGAGCTGCGTGACTTTGAATACTCGCCGGACCAGTTCGACAACCTGTTGATGTGTAACTTTATCGACGATTCTGCGTCGGTGTTCCCGCTGGCCGACCTGCAGCGCGGCATGGTGGATTCGTGGGTAGATTGGGATGACTACAAGCCGTTCACGGCACGTCCCTTTGGGCACCGGCCTGTGTGGATCGGCTATGACCCTTCACTGACGGGCGACAGCGCCGGCTGCTCCGTGATTGCGCCACCGCTGGCCCCTGGCGGTAATTTCCGCATCCTTGAACGCCACCAGTGGCGCGGGAAAGATTTTGCAGAACAGGCCGCGCTCATCAAGGAAATGTGCGGCCGCTACAACGTGCAGTACATCGGTATCGACACCACCGGCATGGGCGTGGGCGTCTATCCCTTGGTGAAACAGTTCTTCCCTGGCGCGACCGCAATCAGCTATTCGCCCGAAGTTAAAACGCGGATGGTGCTGAAGGCCCAAAACATCATCCGAAGTGGCCGCCTGCAGTTCGATGCGGGCTGGACGGATATCGCGCAGTCGTTCATGGCCATCCGCAAGATCCTCACGCCCAGCGGCCGCGCCGTCACCTATGACGCCGGCCGCTCGGAAGAAACCGGCCACGCTGACTTGGCCTGGTCGGTCATGCATGCCCTCGACTACGAACCGTTCGAAGGCACCACCGCTAACAACACCTCTTCCATGGAGTTCTTCTGATGAAACACAGAGCACGCCGCCGCGCGGCTGCGTCCGACAATACCCTGCCGGCCACGGTCGAGGTACCGCCACCGGCGACCGTCGAAGCATTTTCTTTTGGCGATCCTTCGCCCGTGCTTGAAGGCCGCGACATGCTGGCCGATGTCGAGTGCTACCGCAATGGAGATTGGTACGAGCCGCCCTTGAGCATGGCAGGCCTGGCCAAGTCCTTGAATGCCAGCGTTCATCACGCTAGTGCCATCTGGTGCAAGGTCAATATCTTGGCGTCGACCTTCCAGCCGTCCGCCGTCTTGTCGCGCGGCGATTTCACGCGCCTGGCGCTGGACTTCCTGCTGTTCGGTAACTGCTATGCCGAGCGGCGCGAGAGCATGACGGGCAAGCTCTTGAACCTCAAGCCGGCATTGGCTAAATACACGCGCGTCGGCGTGGAGGCAGGGCGGTATTTCTTCGTCAATGGCTGGCGCGATACCTACGAATTCGAGCGAGACGGTATTTGGCACCTGCAGGCCCCCGACATCAACCAGGAGGTGTATGGCGTGCCGCAGTACGTGAGCGCACTGCAATCGGCTTGGCTCAATGAATCCGCAACTCTCTTCCGCCGTCGCTACTACCTCAACGGCTCGCATGCGGGCTTCATCCTCTACATGACCGACACGGCCAGCAACGTCAATGACGTGGACAAGCTGCGCGAGGCGATGCGCAACAGCAAAGGGCCAGGCAATTTCCGCAACTTATTTGTGTATGCGCCAGGCGGGAAGAAGGACGGTCTGCAGATCCTGCCGGTCTCCGAGATCGCGGCCAAAGACGAATTTTTCAACATCAAGAACTGCACACGTGACGACGTGCTGGCCGCGCATCGCGTGCCGCCGCAATTACTCGGGACCATGCCCAACAACACCGGCGGATTCGGCGATGTGACGAAGGCCGCCGCCGTGTTTGGCTGCAACGAGATTGAGCCTTTGCAGGCGCAGTTTCTTTCCTTGAACGAGTGGGCCGGCCAAGACGTGGTCCGATTTCGTCCCTATCAACTTCCTACCAATGAAGGCAAATAACCATGAGCGATCATGCAGATAACGCTGACTACAAGATCTATCGCGCTATCGCGGCTGGCCTGGCTGCAGCCCGGTGCGCGCCAACATTGATGCCGGATTGCCGCTGCCACTTTTGCGACGAAACAGTGGACGCCGAGTTTCTATTCTGCAATTCCGATTGTCGTGATGATTTCGAGCGGGTAATGAACGCGCAAAAACGAAGCGGCGTGAGATCTCAATAACCAAGCGCAGACGAGAGATTTCCCATCGGGAATTTCGTGGAAAAAGCGAGACAATAATTTGATAAATAATTTTAAGGAAATTCCTGATCGAATTGATAATAGGTTTGAACAAGAATATTAACTCTTCAATCTACAAATTTTAGGCCTGAAATGTCGGACCGCGAACGTCAGCGCGTCATTCTTATTGTTGAAGACAATAGGGACGTTCGCTATATCTTTTCAGAAGTCTTTCAAGGACTCGGCTATCGTGTGCGGGAGGCTGGAAATGGGGCAGAAGCCTGGAAAATCCTAGCCAGCGAGAATGCGCAAGTGGATGTCATCTTGACGGATCTCCGAATGCCTGTAATGGATGGTCTGGCCTTCTGCACCAAAGTAAAAACTGAACCTCTTCTCTGGTCCATTCCAGTGGTGCTTCTAACTGCGACGCCTCTGCATAACGTTCCACAAGCGCACGAGCTCTTTTCAGCAGTTTTGGTGAAGCCCTGCCCTTTCAATAAGCTGATTTCTGCGATCGAGTTAGTTCAGAAAGAGCTTCCGTGA